GACTAGCTACTGTAACGCTAGATAAGGACTATGGGTTGGCAACTGGCGACTTAGTGTCCTTTACGCTAAGTGGCGGACTATCAAGTTTTAGTGTAAGTAATGCGCCTATAACCGTTGTAGATTATACCACATTTACCTATACAAATGCAGGTGCAAATGTTTCTACAACATCAACAACAAACGCAATAGATTGTGTACCAGCATACTTAAAAGGTATTGGACGTACAACTATTTTAAGTACAGCACTTACTAATCTTGATCCTCAGACTTTTAGATATAGTGTAGCAGATCTAACCAACAATGTATTATTCTACGGTGATACACGTTTTGGAGCAAGCGGTACTTGCCAACTATTTGACAATGCATTACCTGCCGTTAGAAAAAGTAGAGTATTTTCAAAATTCTATGCCGACTTATCATACAGCTCACTTATTAACGAATATTTTCATAGTGATAGTATTCCTGTACGGTACTATGAAGCAGTTCCAACCGATACAGCAACTTTAACTTTTGTATTTGCAAATTTACAAGGAACTGTGTTTATTGAAGGAACTAAAGACTCTAGCATTAGTACAGAATCTTGGCCCAATAATGGAAACCCAACTACTAACCCGGATGGTACTCCAGCGGCTTATAGACGCGGTGTAGTTATTGATCAATTCAATGTAAGCACTACTGACGTATCAGCAACTAAGTCATATACTGGACTTTCTCAATATACTTACATACGAGTTACCTATTTGAGATCCAGTGTTCCTGTAAATGGCGCTTGGATGCCTGGCACAGGTACAGTATCTAAGATTACCGTTACTGCACCATAATCGTTGACTTCCCCAATTTAATACTGTATACTGCATGTATATGAGTATAATCACGGATACATTAAGAACTTGGTTACCTGCCAAAAAGAAGACAACACCCAGCGGGTGGATCAGCTTCAATGCGGTTTGTTGTAACGATGACAGAGGCCGTGGTGGGTTTATTATCAATGCAGGCGATGCCGTAAGCTATCATTGTTTCAATTGCGGATTCAAATGCAGTTGGCAACCAGGTCGTCATATCAGTCAAAAAATGAATAAGTTCATGAGGGATCTACACATCCCTGATGACGTTATTAATCAACTTAGATTAGAAGCTCTTAGATTAGAAACTAATAGTAATACAGAAATCCGCAGTGTTATTCCTAAATTTGACGAACGAGCATTGCCTATGGACAGTGTGCTAATCACAGACGAGCTTGCTAAAGATCCTGTAGATCCTAAACTACTGGCAGTTTTAGAATACATGGTGAATAGAAAAATTTTTCCAGAAGATTTTCCTTTCTATTGGACTCCTAAGATAGGATTCAGCAACAGATTAATTATACCATTTTTATTTGATAATAAGATTGTAGGTTATACTGCTAGGACTATTAACTCTGATGCTAACCCAAAATATCTAAGTGAGCAACAGCCTGGGTATGTGTTTAATTTAGATAATCAACACGATAGCAAAGAATTCGTAATTGTTTGTGAAGGACCCTTTGATGCACTAAGTATTAACGGATGTGCTTTGTTGGGCGCAGAAATTAAAGATAGTCAAAACTGGTTGCTTAAACAATTAGGCAAAGAGCTTGTTCTAGTTCCAGACAGAGATAAAGCCGGCAAGGCAACACTAGCACAGGCAATAGAATACGGTTGGAGTGTCAGCATGCCTGACTGGCCCGACGGTGTTAAAGATGTAAATGATGCAGTAATTAAGTTAGGTAAGCTAGCTACTTTATGGTTGATAGCATCAGCAAAAGAATCTAACGAATTAAAAATAAAATTAAGAGCAAAGACTTGGTTTAAGGAGACAACATGAAATGGTTGATTAATTTTCTTTTACGTCCATGGCGAATGTGGCAAGAAAATCGACAGTTTAAAAAACGCCTAAAAGAATTAAGAGAACGTGATCCGTTCATTTACAAATGATAGTTTGGGGCATATCGGCAAATAGTCACGATGCGGCAATAGCTGTATTTGTGGATGGCAAACTGGTTTTTGCCAGTCATAGCGAGCGTTATAGTGGCATAAAAAATGACAGAGACCTTTGCAAAGGTCTAGTTATGGCCGCAAAGCATTGGGGAAATCCTACTAAGGTATATTGGTACGAAAATCCATTTAAAAAATCATTAAGACAATTATTTGCTGGGCAAGGGTGGAAGGGACGAGATAACAATATAGAAATTTATTTGGCTCGTTACGAAATTGATGCTCCTGTAGAATATGTTGATCATCATTTAAGTCATGCTGCCGGTGGATATTTTACCAGTGGTCTAGAAGAAGCGTGTGTAGTGGTTATAGATGCAATCGGAGAGTGGGATACCGCTACAATATGGGAAGCTAAAGGCAATCAACTTAAAAAGAAGTGGAGACTTCGTTATCCACACAGCATTGGATTGTTTTATAGTGCAATGACTCAACGTGTAGGTTTAAAGCCAAATGAAGACGAATATATTCTAATGGGCATGGCCGCTTATGGTGATCCTAAAAAATTAAGTTTTGACATGAGTCACGATTTTATTGACAATTATGGAAATTTGAAATTTATTCGTAATTGTCATAGAGGAGTTCAAGATTGGCGTCCAGACTTAACAGTTAAAGATAGTTTTGAGATTGCGGCAACTACTCAAGACATATATGAAGAATATTTTCAACATCTACTACTAAAAGCTAAACGTCTAGTCAACAGTAAAAATCTAGTGTTAATGGGCGGATGTGCCTTAAATTGTAGTGCCAACAGACTAACAGGCAACTATTTTGACAACACATGGATCATGCCTAACCCAGGAGATGCAGGCAGTGCTGTTGGCGCAGTGCTAGCTAAACATCCAGAATGGAGGATCGATCCATCAAATTTTAATCCATTCTTAGGTCATGATATAGGATATCGTGCATCTAATAAAGAAATAATCGATTATTTGGAAGATAAAAAAATATGTGGATTAGCTAGAGGTCCAGCCGAATTTGGCCCACGTGCATTAGGCAATAGAAGTTTAATAGCGGATCCTCGCGGAGAAGATATAAAGGACAAAGTAAATGCAATCAAACAAAGACAAGAATTTAGACCTTTTGCTCCGGCAATACTCGAGGAGCTTGTTGACGAGTACTTTGTTATGCCTCGTGGTTGGCATAATAGTAGGTATATGCAAGTCATCGCTACTTGTAGGTCTCCTGAGCTTTATCCTGCTATCATTCATCGTGATGGAAGTTCACGTGTACAAACTGTGCCAAAAGACGGATGCCCTTTCAGAGAACTCCTAGAACTTTGGTACGCAAAAACTGGATGCCCAATGTTACTGAATACTAGTTTAAACATTAAAGGGCAACCGATGGTTAATGATCACGCGGATGCAAAAAACTTTGAACGCCATTATGGTGTTAAAGTGTTTAATTAAAGTGTATAATACAGTATGAGTGAATATAACAAAGACAAAGATAAAGCAAGACAAAACGTTGATTATGGATACGATATTCAGCGTGTATATTTAGAATTGATGCTAGCAGATGCTGGTACGTTTGTGCGTTGCCAATCTATTTTTGACCCAACCCTATTTGATAGAAAATTACAAGATGCGGCATCTTTCTTGAATAATTTTGTTACAGAAAATAACGCACTACCTACAGCAGATATTCTAAATGCGGCAACAGGTAGCAATTTAAAAGCGGCAACTGAAGTTAGAGAAGAACACTTTGAGTGACTAATGAATGACTTTGAAACATTTACTAGACACAAGGGATTAGAAAGAGCAATCTTAGAAAGTGCTGACTTACTGGAAAAAGGTGAATACGGTCCTGTAGAAGAAAAGATTAAAAAAGCAGTACAAGTTGGTTTGCAACGAGATATGGGTACAGATTATTTTGCAGATCCACGTGGACGACTAATGAGGATTAAAGATAAAAATGGACAAATATCGACAGGCTGGAAGAGTATCGATGACAAACTTTATGGTGGGTTTAATCGCGGTGAGCTCAATATTTGGGCTGGTGGAAGCGGCGCTGGTAAATCCTTATTTTTGGCCAACCTCGGTGTCAACTATGCTACAGCTGGGCTCAATGTTCTTTACCTTACGCTAGAACTTAGTGAAGAACTTGTGAGTATGCGTGTAGATAGTATGATCACAGGAATACCAAGCAGAGAGATTTTTAAAAGCATCGACGATGTTGAAATGAAAGTTAAAATGATTGGCAAAAAATCTGGACAGTTCCAAGTCAAGTATATGCCAAGTGGTAAAACAGCCAATGACATTCGTGCTTACATGAAAGAATATGAAATTAAGATGGGACGTAAAATCGATGTCTTACTCTTAGACTACATGGATTTAGTGATGCCACTAAGCAAGCGTATTAGTGCAGAAAATTTATTCGTTAAAGACAAATATGTTTCTGAAGAATTGCGTAACTTAGCAGTTGAAAAACAATGTGTGTTTGTAACTGCGGCACAGTTGAACCGCGGAGCAGTTGAAGAAGTTGAGTTTGATCATAGTCATATTTCAGGCGGACTTAGTAAGATTCAAACAGCTGATAACGTATTTGGTATCTTTACAAGTCGTGCTATGCGTGAACGTGGACGCTATCAAATTCAGTTAATGAAGACACGTTCTAGTAGCGGTGTTGGTCAAAAGATTGACCTAGAATTTAACGTTGATACTTTGCGTATTAGTGATTTGAGTGAAGAGGATTATAACAGCCCAGGACAAAGTGCAGGAAGCACACTACTTAACAGTATTAAACAAAGAACTATGGTTACTGCGGCTGGCGAGATTTTAACAGATCCAACAGCAGGAGCTCCGGCACCTAAAGTAACAGCTCATGTAGAAAGCAGTAAACTTCGCGAATTGCTGAATAAAATACCCGGAGATTCCGACGAGTTTTAAATAAATACATAATGTAAATTTTACCCGTATTTTTTGCATAAATACGTAAAGAGAGATAAAATATGACCCAATCAGCAAACGACATACTACGCAAGTACTTAGACATCCTAGGTGAAGAAACTACCAGTGCGGCACCTACAGATTCACAAATGACCAACCCAGGAACTACTGGACAGCAGTCAATGTCTAACCCAGGAATTACACTAGAACCTCAT